TATGTCTGGCGATGTTGGAAATTCATATGCTATATTAAGGAGCCCAGAAACAACTGCACCAATACCAGTGTCTGTATTTTGTAATTCCTTAGAACCGCTGATTCTTCCAGCAGCCTTAGTGGCATCCCTGCCAAAGTTATACATTTCTTGACCTTGTACTGATTGAGCAAACAAGGCAGAATTTTGAAACTGTGTACCAAGTGCTCCAGTCTCAGATGTTGCTCTTAATGCTTTTCCTCCACCGTAAAATCCTAATACCGCAGCAGTACCTGCAAGAAAACCAGCAGCATTACCTATTCCCGGTACAACAGAGCCAGCAGCCGTAGCAGCGGCTATAGTACCGACTCCAGCAGCAATTGCTCCGCCAATTTGTGCAAGACCAGTAAGTAAACCAAAAGATGCATTGGTTTCTAAATTTGCTCTTAAAAATGAATAGTTTGAACGAACACCTTTTGTAGCAGTCATGAGAGCATGGTTTACTTTACCACCAGATGCTTTATCTAATTGACCAAGTCCATACATAGATGCACCTAAAGCAGCACCTGCTGCCATACCCGCTGGGCCAAAAAATCTACCTACTACCGCAGCGCCACCAATTGATTTTGCTGGGCTTTGAAGAACTTGTTGTGCAAAATCTAATGTTGCTTCTCTTTTTTTCTCAACATTTTGATTCCATACAGGATTTAAACTAGAGTCATTAATAACTTCTTGTCCCGCTTGGTTAGCAGAAGCATAAGTTCCAGGGTACTTAGGTATATTTGCAGCAATGTCAGAGGCAAGACCATAATTAACATAACCTTGATTATTATATACTGGTTGTGCAATTTGTTGTCCATCTTTATGCCAGAATATATTTTGTAAATTTGCTATTCTGTCCCAAAGACTCATATTATATTTTGCTCTCCGCTTGACGCTGTGTATTGGGTAAGGTAGTTTGTATATTCTGCTGTAGCCCGCGAAGTTCCAGGCATACTTGCCCATGTTTGCATAAGAGGTAATTGTTGACGAATCATTTCAATGTCTGGGTCCGCAGAAGGATTACTAGGTAAATTAGGAACATAATTTAATCCCTTACCAACTGCTGCGCCATCTGTTACAGGTGTGTTAGGTTCTTGAGTTTCATCTAAAATTGATGTTAATGCTGGAGGATTATATGATGTTTCTGCCGCTGCACTAGTATTCATTGAAGCAATTGCAGCATTTCCTGTTTCTCTGTTTTCATTAATTGTTTTATTTTGACCATAGGTAAACCCACTATAATCACCACTAGTTCCATTGCCACCTGCACCATTAACATTAGCAGGATTATTTTGTGGAGCATTTGGTTGGTATCCGCCACGTGTTTCTGGTGAATTCATTGACGACATTTTATCCTCCTACTTAATTTTTCTAGGTTGTTCTTTTGATATATAAGGACCTGCAGTAAATGCAGTAAGTTTAGATGCTATTTCCATTGCTTCAAATGCATCTGCTCCTGCATACAATGCACCAAGTGCGTATGAGGCTCCAGAACCTGCAGCGTATACTCCGTCTGCAGACTTGCTTATTGATAACTCTTGGTCAATATCAAATATTTCTCCACCAACAGCCATTATAAACTGAAAGCGATTTTCTTTACTATCTTCTTCAAAGTTATAACCATTTGCCGCCATGCATTTACGCAAAGATGGCATTGCCTTTACAATCATAAAATGATAAAGGTCTTCTTTGTCTTGCTTAGTAGGAGTTGGTGGCTCCCAAATATGTTGGGCTATATCACAAGGTAATGTTTCCCCAGAACCAGCAACCAAAAACATTCCATTTTCAGAAATCTTTTTAACTTCGGGGTGAGTATAAATTCTACCATCAGCATCAGTTGTTTGGCTATCAACAACTATGAAGCAACGGTCTTTATGTTCTAAACCTATAATTGTTGTCATTGTCCCCTACTTAATTAGTTAGCCTCTAGTTACTACTCTTCCGCCTGCTTTTCCGCCTGCTGTTAAACTTGAAAGAATTGTTTGAATATCTGGTGGAGCAGTTGGTTCAGCCAATGGAACACCTTGTTCAGGAGAAGGAGAGCCTCCTACTGGACCACCAAGGGGAGCAGGGGACGTTTGCTCAACCGTTGGATTAGGGGCACCAGCAGGAGGGACCTGTTGTTGCGGTGCGAAAGTAGCCTCAATAGCATCTTCTAATGCTTGTCCCTTTTGGCGAGCCTTGATTACCGCAGCAATTTTATTTACCATTTCTGACGGGTCTTGTCCCTGTGTTGCCATCGCTGGTATAGCCTGAGCCATTGCTGTAATACCACTGAGTAATGCTGTACGCATATCCTCAATTTCAATTTTTTCAAGTTCTTGTGTTACGTTAACAGTAAATGGCAACTCACGCATAGCCATATCTTTAGATATTAATTTACCACCAAGAGCCTGTAACATAAAGATAAGACCTTGGGCTGGATTAAGACCAGCAAGCATACCGTATCTAACATCGGCTGAATAGTCATTTTTAATATCTTTAGTTGGCTTGTAAGTAATTTCATATGGAGAACCAGAGTCTACACCACGAATTGTTTTTTCTTCAGGGTAAATAACTTCATCAACCTCAAAACAAAGACCAATTACATCACGAAGTGCTGCAGCAAAAATTGCTTGTGCTGATTTAACCTGTGTGTCAAAGGCTCCCATAAGAGCCTGCACACCTTGACCAGTAACAATAGAAGCATCAATGTTTCCAGTTCTTGATTCTGGATAACGAGTTCCTACTCTTAACTCTTGGTTAAGAATGTTCTGTTCTGTAAATGCACCTTGTGGTAATGTTAGTTCTACTCGACGAACACCTGCTGGGTTGGCGGTGCGGATAACCGCATCTCCACCCAGTTGTAATTCTTGTACATCTTGTGGAAGTACAATAGGTGCCTGTACTGATTTCTCCGCTGCTTCCATTGCCAATAAGGCGAAACGGTTGCGGAGTAACTGAATTCCAAGTACATCGTCAAATTGTCCACGTAGTTCGCTATCAATAGATGGCTTACGTGCTACAACTATCATCATTTTCCCAAGCGGATTTTTAGCCTGAGATAATATTAAATTTTGTCTTGCTGGTATATAAACTGTTGATTGGTCTTTATCGTAATACCGAATCATTTCTATCTGAGCGTTTAGATTTTGCTCGTATCTATCAGGGCCAAGTAGTTCTCTTTCAAACTCTGGGAACTGACTTGTTAACTCACCTAATGTAAGGCTGTATCTTTTAGCAAATGCTATACAACGACCATAACGGTCAAATTCTGGATAAGAACCAATTGGATTTTCTAAACGAATACGAGGTAATTTAGCATCATCATCTAATTCAATTACAAATGGAATAAAACCATAAGTTAAATACCAGTCTGCTCCTTGGTACATTTGGACTGATAGGTCAGAATGTGAAAAATAATTACTAGCAATACGAGTACGCTTATCGGCAAAAGTACGAGCACGGTCAGAGACCTGATTAGCGGCCGAGCAGTTAACTGCTGGAAGAGGCGCCATAACTTCTGAAAGGTCCCTGGCAACGATATCAATAAAATTTGCCACGACATTAGCATCTACTCCTTCTGGAAAAAAGTTAGGGTAGACTTCAGCAATCTTACCTCTACGCACAGCAAGTACGTCAAGGTTGCGACCATCACGCTCTGTGCTTCTATAGCGTAAAGATTGAACTCTTGCTGCTATTTGTTGGATATCTAACACTATTTAATCCTTGGTTTTTGTAATTTTAATTTTTCTTTTGCTGCTCTACTAGCAATTTCTGTAGGAGTTGGCTTAGGTGGTAATCCCATAGCGGCTCTAGCCTTTGCAGCACCTTCTGCATTAATCTGTACCTGACTTTTTACTACTTTAACTGAATTTTTTTGAATAGCATCTGTTTGATTTCTATAAACTGGATTAACGGTTTTAGCACCCCTACCAGTAATACCAGCAACTGCTCTTGTGGTAAGTTTCTTTGCAACTGCTCTAGCAGCAATACCTGCTGCAATTATTGGTAGTGGCATTTTATCTCCCTAGTTATAAGTTTCTTGCCATTGCTCTGCAAAGGCTTCATCTAAATTAATTCCGTATCTTTTACTCTGTTGCGCTCTGGTAGCCCACCTATTATTTTGGTAGTTACCAACCTTGCTTGACTTTTGCATTAATTCTCTACAGCGTATTATAGCAAACCATAAAGCCATTACACAGTCGGTTGGGTTCTTAGTATCAGGTTTCCAAATAATTAACTGCTGCACCAAAGACTTAAGTCCTTCAGAGCCTTCATTAGAAGGTAGTTCTAATATGTTGTTGTCTTGGAATCTACCATCATGCACGGTGCCAAATAGGCTAGCCATAGAGGCAACACCAAAACCAACGTCCCACTTATTCTTGCCAGTAAAATGCGAATTAAGTTGACAGCCATAGGTTGCTAGGTAGTCTCTAAGTTCTGAGTCCATAGCATAGTACTTTTGGTGGGCGTTAATCTCAACCCTAAACTCTTGTGGTCTAAACTTCTCTACCCATTCTTTAATAAGAGCATTCTCTTTTTGTGGGGTAGGGTCAACCATGTTAACACAGTCTAAAACATATATACGGCTATCAACACGATTGTAAGATACAGCCACAAAGGCTGACCTTCCAGTTACCGCAGGGTCAAAACCAATAATAGTATAAAG